GGTAGACACATGATTAGCGCCTAATGATACGTCAGCATTAATACGATCAGCAAGAGTACTGAGAATATCATGTACATCTGCAGCATCAAAAGCACCAGCCGAGTTGGTAGTGAAATTGGTTTTCACATAGTCATAGGTATGCATCACATCAATGACTTCGTTGGTGAATCCATCAAATTTAGCCTTGCGTACAATACTAATGCTAAACTCATAGGAGGCAACATTAGGATTATACTTTCTTGCTACAGCTAAAGTGCTTACTTGTTTCACTCCAGTAACAGGTAACATTACGTTAGCCCTTATCCTTTGATATGTATCCCCGTCTACGTTGCCAGGAATACTAACACCAAATTTTTTCAGAACAAAGTTCTTGCGTGCAGATTCTTTGCCATCAGCGATAGCGGCGACATCTGCAACACCAGCAGTGTTCATCAAATATTTGGTGATGTTACGATTTAAATTTCCCATTTTAATTATTGTTTACTATTTGTTTGTTGTTTAATAAGCATATTTGTTTGTACACGTGGATCACCTATACTTGCTATATACATAAGGCTACACATCTGAGCTATCTCATTTACCATAGACTCATTCCATATTAATTCATTTTTAGCTGTTTCTGATTTATATTCAATGGGATCAGGTTCACGATAATAATGCAAATTTATAGATGTAATAGTTGCTTCTGTCGGCTTATACACATATACAACCCTTTTTTCCTTTTCTTCTCCCTCTTCGATGAAAGTTTCTATTCCATAATTAAAATAACATAGCTTTAATGAAGGCTTATCATAATGACTTCTCATAATGTGGGTAAACCTGTTGGCAGAAAGATACGAACATGATACATTATTATATGGAACACCACTTTGAGTGAGTAGTAATGATATAGCATCTGTGCGTAAGTAATCTACCGGTAATTCAGCATATATCTCATTAGACACAGGTGTTAATACAGCTTTCTTTCGTAAGGGCATTAAATCGTCTTGGTGACGAGTATTAATATCCATTGAAGCAAGCTTATTATCTACCACGATACGCTGCGCCTTGTTGATCCATATATTAAAGTCGTCAGGCTGTAATGAGCCTACCTTAGACTTCCTGACATCAACAAGAACAAGTTTATATAATCCTTCTATTGTAGCCATTGTTAATTGTTCTTATGTCCTTCCTTTACGTCAAGCGCACCAGCAAGGGCGGAAAAGATCTTATCATTCCTTTCATCATACAAGAAGTTGGCAGCAGATTCTACATCATTACCAAGACCAACCTTATCGTACATTATATATCCATTCCTGTCTTTTGATACAAGCCTATGTGATATAAGCTTATTAACAAATACCAGACGAGCGGATATACTCCGTCTTTCAAAGAAGTCAAGTACTTTTTGCGGGCTATCATCGGCAAAACCATAAGCCTTGCTCTCTACAACTTCGGCAGAATATTCTAATGGTGTTAAACCAAAGTAATACAACATATCACTCATGTCTTTCATAGAAGCAGCAGAAAGCATTGTGTAAGCTTTACCTACTATGCGTTTCTTACTAACCTCTATAACAGCATTGCGCTCAATGTTATTCAAATAGAAATAATGTATTCCCTTTTTATATTCCGCACGACTTAGAGCAATCTCCGGTACCGAACTGTAAATAACGTACAGTATAAGATCACGACAAAGGATATACTGTCCTTTATTATCTTTAGGTAATGATAGCCTATCGCCATTTTGTAGCATATAGCTTTCATTCTCTTTGACAATAAAATTCGCTTTCTCCATGTCCTCTTTACTGAATATGTTTAAGCCTGCATATGTACGTGTCTCCGCATCATAGATCGGTGTCACGTAAAATGGTCTTGTCTTATATGTTCTCTGCTCTGCGATAATGTTTACTGTTTCAGTAGAAGCAACAGCAGCATCAACTTTCCTATTTACCTTTAAATCCTTCATGATTATTTATTGTTATTATTTAAGATACAGATACCGGAGTGTACATTTCGGCAATACCATTAAGGTCTTTCAATGCCACACCTGTTTCAAACAATATGTGGTGGTGCTTACCATCCACAGAGTTGGCCATATCGCCTCCCTTATTGATACCGTTTACTTCGCCTTCCAGCCAGTTACGTTTGCCAAGAGCAAGAAGCTCAATAGCAGGTTCATTGGTACGAACATTACCCAAAGAGCAGAAGATAGCACGTTTAGACGATGTACGTACACCATCGGGGCCAAGCATAGATGCACGGATAGGACTGTCAAACCACGGTACAACGGTAGGAATAATCTTGATACCATTGTATTTGTAGAAGTCATAATCCATATTGATACCTTTGCCTTGTCCTTCGACTTCAACAACTTTAGGATCTACGCCGGCTTCATTACGCATAAGCTTATTAAAGCGACTGCGGAAATGATTACCACAGATAAGGGCAACTTCGGAACCATAAGAGTTCTGATAGATAGCCATATTTTCCAACAGCGTATCTATATGCTTCATTGTCAGTTCATAATAGGGCAAACGCCAAGCACCATCACCTTGATTCATGATACCATCACCAGCACATACATCAAAGCCTTCAATAGTTTTCATGATGATTTTATCATCAGCAGCTACAGTACTTTTTCCAAACATCATTTGGTTTTCACGATATTGGGCGGCACGTTTCAACATTTCCATCTGGGCTTTGGTAACCCACATATTTACGCCATTATGCTGCATCCATACTGCATTGGCTTTATATTCTTCGGCAGAACCAGAGATAGACCATTTCAGACGCTGGATTGTCAGATAGGTATATGCCTTTTCGTCAAAGGTATATTTTTCGTATGCGGTCTCCGACATTTCTTCATATTGGTTATAAAGAATGTTGGCTTCCATACCAGCAGCCAGCAATCCGGTAGGAACATAATCAGTAGGATCATTGGTATTCACCTTACAACGATATTCCCAGCATCCTTGCTCCACTTGTTCGGGTAAACGATCTTCTGCAATATACAACTGCGTTCTGTTATCATCGGCAAGACCAATAACATCTTTGGGTGATGCCCAGTTGCTGTCAGTATATATCCTGATGATGGTTTGATATTGACCAGCATAACTGCCATCATATACAGCATCTTTCACAAAGCGTATCTTCCTTTCGGAGAAGCCTTTAACATTCCACATAACCTTGCGGTTACCAACTATTTTATAACCATTACGGTTACTTTCGGGTTTCAATGCCAACGGACCGGAATACATATTCCTACGTGCAAGCAAGGATGAAAATGCAGAGATTTCCATATCAAATGCAGTAAACACTTGGGGTAACATTTCCGGATAACTAATCAAGTAGTTCGACATGTGCGCTGTTGTCGGAGTTTCATTGGCAAATTCTCTTGGCGCACCAGGTAAAATTCTCATTATATAAAATATTATAATTTATTGTATTGCTCCCTCCGGTGAACCTAGCTTTAGTCGTAGAGTCTCCGGATCTTGCATGTTTAATCTTGTTCCTTGTGTTCCTTTTTTGGGTGGCGTGAGTTTCAACCTATTAAGTATCTCTTCTTTCGCCGATTCCCTTCCTTGTGTGATGAGTTCTTTCATTGAGTCTTCCCCCTGCATGACATCAAGTACAAATAGTTTGAAAAGCTTCTGATCGTTTGACAACCATTGGTCTAATTTTCTTTCTCCTGTAGCCTTGTCGGGTTTTAAAAACTCTTTGAATTCTGTTATGTAGTCGTTCAGATCAGATTGACTGATTTTAACGCCATAAATATCGGTTGTATCTTTTAAATCTGCAAGTAATTTTGTAGAAGTTTTTTCTACTGTTTGTAAATATTCGTTGTAAGCCTTTTCCCGCTGCTGTTCTACAACCTTTGCATACTCCAATTTCTTACTTTCATTCTTTGCATTTATGTTATCCTTTATCAATGCGGCACGCTGTTTCTTATCCAAACGTGACATTTTTTCTATCGAGTCTTCTATTTCTTCTTCTGTAACACCATCAGGATTCTTTTCTTCATCATATAATCCAAAGCGATCTAAAATGTCCATACGTATAAGTTGATCTTCTGTCATGTGACTTACATCAAGCATATCATTTGATAGTTCTTTGGCAATGTCCAATACCGATAATTGCGGGTTACTTTCTATCATATCCTGCACTTTCTTAGCTACAGGATGCAGAATATCTTCTATTTTAACCGGCTCTGGTATCTCTATGCCAAACTTCTTAGCTATGTATGGTCTTAATAGTTCCTCCTCGTTCTCTGCGGTGACATCTGCGGGCATTTCAAAGCCTTCGACATCCTTGACTATATCCCAATAAGAAGATGGCTTAAAATCGCTCTGTTGGCCTTCTTCTGTTTCTGGCGTTTCAGTTCCTTCTACTGCTACGTCTGTCTGTTCAATGACTGCACCTTCTGGCACACCTAATCGTGATGCTATCTCTTCTTGCGACATGGTAGCACCCTGAACACCTTCCTGAGTTTCCTCATTCATAAAAATTACATTTTCTTTTTTCATTGTCCTTAAATTTTAAATTAGTCCTTTATATTGTTTTTCCTGCGTGTAGCCGATAACTCTGCTTTCTTTATATCTACTTGTGCTTTTTTATCTACTGTTTCTTTCTGTACCTGCATATTACCTATGTTCATTAAAGCTTCTATGCGTTGCCTGTTAAGCTCCAATTCCTCTTGTACCCTATTACTACGCATTGTTTCTTGTAAGTAAGCTGTTTCAACTTGGTTCTCACTAGCTACACCAAGTAACTGAAGATCGGTTTTAGCTTGCAGTTCTTTTTCTTTAAACTGTATCTCCCATTGCTTATATTGCAACTCGCTATCCAGTTTTATCTTTTCAAGTTCCATTTTAGCCTGTTCAAGCTGCATTGTCATCTGCTGTGCATATTGCTCTATCTCTGCCTGTAACTGTAATGTACGCTGCTCCTGTTCGGCCTTGTTATTGTCTATCTGCATCTGTGACTGCGTCTGCCTATTCTCCTGTTCTGTGACTATCTCTGCAAGCCTGTTCTCCATCTCTGCCAACGAATCAACACGCATAAGTGCAGCAATACCATCTATAGGCACTTGACTCATGGCACTCTGCCGTATCATATCAAGCATATGATCTTCCTGTATGTTATTCCAGGCATGTATAGTAAAATCACTTTTATCTAATGTGTTTGCAGGCATACGGAATAATATCTCCTCCTGATTCTCATCAAGATAATTAATAACCTTTCCATTCTTTAGCTCATAGCGTAATACAAGATTCAGATATTGCGACATAGCACGTGAATATACAAGGTCTGCATCAAAGAACTGTATCTCTGTTATTAATGATGATTGCTCTTGCGACATCATAACATTATGTACCGGATCTTTGGCAACAGTCTGTCCCAAGCGTGGATCAGTGATACCTATCTGGCGACTTATCATAGCCTCTATACCACCTAACAACTCCCATGTAAGTTGCACTGATTGCGATAATGAGTCATCGTAATTCTGAAATTGATTGAAAGTGGCAGGTATCTTTCTACCCTTTTTCATGGTCTCAATCCACATAGTACCTAAACGACGATAGTACATCCATTTCTTTGTACTCATCTTCTCAGGTTTCTGTGACTTATCCATTATCATTCCCTTAACACCAGAAAGAACAATATTCAATTCTAAACAATACCATATGACATTATATAGCTCTCGCAAGTTTTCGGTGCGTTTAATGAGCGAATTAGGCTGCTCTGATGCTCCTGTATAGGTACGTGCTATAAGTGGCAAATATGGAACGCCAGGCCTATCTACTGACCTGTAAACATACTCATCTACACCTTTTGTCTTACAAATGATGTTGCCAAGTATTACAGCACTATATCTGTCATAAACAATATGCCTTGTTACTTCTTCTGTCTTTTTTACTTTAGCCTTTCGTATATCTGTTATCACATGATTATAGTATGCGCCCTCTCTGTATTTAGAAGGTGAACGCTTCCACCACCATTCACGAGGAGAGACCCACCATACACGCCAAACAGGAATACCACCCTGTTTACGTTCCTCGCTATCAGCAGGATTAAATACTGCTATATTATAGTTATAGCTATACAGCGCAGATGTATCACCTGTAACATAACTGTTTAGCTGTTTATATTCATCTTCTTCTAAATCAAACTCTGCCATTATTTGCGATATAGACATATACTCTAAAGTACAGCACCAATCACCCTCATCTGTCCATCTATTACTTGATGAGCGTGAATAGAACCCTCTCATAGCACTCTGCACATGAAAATCTACCTTGCCTGTCTTTTCATTATAATCAACGAGATACATAGGCTGACCAGTAACAATCTTCTCCCGCATACCGGCATTAAAATCTTCTCTCAGATTAGCATCTTTCAATAGTGACTTAATAAAGGCATTGGCGATATTCTCTACTATTTCTACTTCACTGTATCTTTTAAAGTTGCGTACCTTGTTGGCAATATCTTCCATGTTCACTTTCTGCCGTTGTATAGTACGTAGCATCTTTCCATATTCAAGACGTATCAATGGCATATTAGCACGTAAGCCTTCAAGCTGCATTGCGGTTTCTTCATCTTCAGGCTGCACTTGTAACCGTTGCTCCATATCACCCAACTCATCCTGTATCTGCTGCATGGTGCTATCCATTATAGCAAACTGCTCTTCCAGACTTGCATCTATAGCATCTAAGACAGCCTTCATGCGCTGCTCATATTTCTTCTGTAATGAACGCTCATCTGTTACAGAAGCCTTAAAACGTGGCTTACGACGTGCCTGCTCAGATTCTAATATCTGTAACTTGGACATAACAAGTTCTGCACCCATATCACGTACTTTTGCAGGGTATGCAAGATCATCTTCGACTTTAGTGAGATAATCATATACTTTAGCATCAAAATTACCGTTATAGACATCCCATAACTTTTTCAGATTCTCCAAATCTTTTACAAAAGCCGTCTGTGCTTCCTGGATAATTTCAAAAGCTGTACGTTTAATCCAGCCTATGCCCTTATCTTCTTCCGGTATTAATTGATATGTATTTATCATAATCTACTTATTATATTGCTTACCCCTATAGTATAGCCACCAAAATCTTCACTATCTTCTTCTTCCTCTTCCCGATATACATCAAGCTCCCTATCCTCTGTTGCTGCCGCTATGTTCAAGGCACACCCTATTGTTATATCGCAGTTGTAACCATCAGTAGTACGAAAAGCTATAAATTTCTCTATCATCTCTATATCGTATAACCTATGTACTAATGCATAATCATCAGCTCTGAACTCCTCTTTGAGCATCTTTAATGCATGCGGTATAAAGGATTGCTCTACACCATAACGTTGATGAGCCTTTGGATCATTGACATACTGTGATATAACTAATGATGGTCTTTCCTTTAACAGATACTCCATGCCCCAACGTTTATAATAGTCAAATATCAAGACATTGGAATATTCTATCAGGTTTTGACAATAACCATAATACACACATAGCTTTACTGTATTCTCATAAAACTTCGGAGAACCTCCCTCTTCTTCTGTCGGTCTTTGTGTAAGACGTGCCACCCAAAAACGATATGTGCTATTAGCATTAAGATAATTCTTCCATATAGTACACGACCCCTTTGATTCTGATGTCTCACTTTCTGACTTATCGTAAGAGTCTGTAGCTGCATTATAAAGATTGATATAATGCTTTCCCCCTTCATCCTTTTGCGGATGCTCTATTATAATGAATACACCATCCTCATCAGGCTCTACACGTACACCCTTACTCCAATCTAAATGATCTATCCATTCAATATTATAACGTGATATTACCTGCAACTCTTTATGGTTAAGAATAAACCTCTTTCTGTCATTAAGGCGTGCTGCTATATCCCTGCCAAAGTAACCACCCGATGCCACCATAAACATCTCTGAGAGATACAGTGGCTTTTGTGTAGCTGCTCTATACTGTTGCTCGTTAGACTTGTTTTCCCTGTCTTTGAGAATAGATGCTATTGATTCAGCAATAAGACTATTACCATCATCATCTATTATCTCGAA